TTAACGCCAAATGATACAGTAGTTCTATTTTTACCACCATCTACATCATCTCCACCATAGTTTTCATAATATACTTTAGTTCCATCACTAAACGTAACAAAAGGATTAGATTTACCTTCTTTTACATTAAAAGCGGGTATAATAAAATCAGTCTTGTAATTGTAACAGTTACATTTAAAACGCATACCATTATATATAGTCTCTATAGTATAGAAATCTACACCTGTTGAAAGTGCAGATTTAGCACCAAGACCAAAAGCTCCAAAATTTTCACTAGTATTTCTTTTCGTAGAATAACCTAGTTCCAATATACCTTCTAAACGTCTTACTCCAATACCTACACCATAGTCAGTTACTGAAAATACATCACAATATCCTACACCTTCATTTTTAGTGTACTCTAAATCAATACGATTAACGTCTCTATTTAGGTATCCAATACTGTAATAATCTTTGTCAAAATTACTGTCTTCATAAGCTTCTCCGTGCCTTTCTATGTAGTAGTCTTCAACTTTCTTTGTACCTAACAGTATTTCTCTAGCTATCTCTTTCTCACGTTGAGAGTCACATGCATTTGTAACTAACTCTCTAACTGTAGATTGAACAGGCATAGAATACTGTGTGGATTGAAGAATGTCAAATACCATCTTCTCAGCGCCTTTGTTAATTTTCTTTGCTATGCCGGCGCTGCCTTGCATAGGCTTATCAATTGTTTTAATACTCATATCCTTTGATTTTGTTGATTAATTTAATAAATTTAATTTGGTTCTTAGATAAGAACTCAATTGGAAACGGAAAATACCGTTCTTCTGCTCTTGCATTAACTGTACTTATAGAAAAGCTTCTAGATTTAGCTCCATGTTTTTCAAGTTCATCAAATGTGTCTTTCCACTGTTTATCAACTCTAGCTTGAGGGTTAGATTGTGATCCATACCAGTGATGTTCTATGGTCCAGTCAGGAATAAATAAGTGCTGTGCTCTATATCCATTAGTAGCACTGTCTCCATTCCATGAAAGAAATAATACAGGAGCACTCCATTGGCCTTCCATAGATAATACAAGATCTCCTTCTTTTAGGTTTTTAACCCATTTTTTATAATTAGGATTTTTCATAAGTCTGAATCTCTACGTTCATCAGCCATCATTTCTTCATAAGCTTCTTTTTGAATAGCCTCATACTCATAATCCTCCATAGGTTCACAGTGGTCTTTACATTTATAACAAAGACCTTGGTCTTCATCCATTCTTGCTCCGCAGCAATTGCTTACCATTTCATATCCCTCATCGTCAGGGGACATTAACTTCCAGTCATCATAATTCATAATTTTTAATTTAATTGGTTAATAAAAAAGAGCCCTGTTAAGGGCCCTTTGGTTATAATTGTTTGATTAGTTCTACAACTTCATCTACTTGCGCCTTGTTCCTAGGCATAAATAGTACATATTGTTGTTTTGTATCTTTAAGATATTTTTTAAATAATTTCCACCTTAAAGGAAAAGACTCATTAGCATAGCCTTTTGTCTCTACAATCCATTTTCCGTGAGGATCTACAAAATCAGGAGTGTAGGTGATAGCTCTTATTTTACTACCTTTATTGTAAAGTTTTTTAGTAGTACCTTCATAACATGCTTGAGGATATACTGTAGCTGGAAATATAGTAAATGTAGTTTCTTCATACTCTACATCTATTTTTCCTTTTTCTAACTCTTTGTAACAGTATAGCTCTAAATTAGATTGAAAGTTCTTACCATCGTAAGTAGATTTCTTAGCATTCTTTACTTTGGATCTTCCGGGAGTTTTAGCTCTTCTTTTCCACACCATAGTTTATGATATTAGTTTGGAGATACCCTTCCAGTCCTCTATTTTTATTCCAGATAAATGCTTGTCCACATCTTAATGTACCAACATATCCTTGAGTTTTATGCCAAGCGTCGTTACCACATATAGATGGTATAAATCTAACTTTAGTTCCCATGTATTCATTAAGCATTTCTTTGTGCTTATGTCCACAATGTACTTCCCTAACTTTACATCTACTCCACATCTGTGGTTGCTCTGTTGCAATTAATAAAGGTAATTCTTGAGTTTTCTCTTTATCACCATGAGTAAACATAATCATATTAGTTCCGTACTCATAGTATTTACGTACATCCAAACCATTGTCTACATTAACATTTTCGTTATTATGATACATAGCATCTAAAACTTCTCCCACATAAAACATACGTTCAAAGTCGTGATTACCTTGTACAACTACAACATCTACTGGAGCAAACTGCGCTAAGTAATCAATTGCTTTCATAACTAAATGCCAATAACCTCTAAAAGATTGTCTCCACATCATGTTATCTTGCTGAGGTGTGCCTTTAGTTGTAGCTCTAGAAAATCCTTCTGAATTAAGACCGTCATTACCTACAGGTAATAAAAATCTTTCTATCTCAAGTCCTTCTGCTTTTTTATGGAGATCCATAATAGCTCTAATGTAGTGGTCTTCTATAGTTCCTGGTTTATCGTCAGTTATCTTACCAAAATGTATGTCTGGTAAAGATATTTCGTATAATATTGGGTCTTTAGGTTTAGAGTATTTAAGCTTTTTAACTTTATGTGATTGAGATTTAATATAATTTAATAACTCATCTTTAACTTGCGGCTGTTCATGCCACTGATTATGTGTTACTACACTATACCTTTGTTCTCCATTAAAGTTTTGCCAAAATTTAACAGATTTTACATCTGCCATAGTTAGCCCATTGTCTAATAGGTGTTTTGAAAATGCTTGACTTTCAGTCAACGCGTGACCATTGTCATTGTTCATCCTTTCTTGTACCCACTCTTCAGAAGTTACAAGCTTTTTACAATCTTTAATGATAGCTATGTCTACTTCCCATTTGTCTGCTAACCACTGTGCTCCTTTTTTTAAAAACCCTTTTTTTGTTCTTAATTTTTCAATAATCTCTTCTCTGTTCATTTCAATATGTTTTTAAGTTCATTAAAATTGCCTACTTTACTAACCAAGTCAGAAGGGTCTTTAGCCTTAAGTTCGCTAGGTATGCAAATGTTATTAAAACCATATAAGTCACAAATTTTCTTAGCCATTACCTGGCCTGGATTATTTACTTTATCAAAATCATTATCATACAAAATGTCTACTTTATTAAATCTTTGTTTTAGCTCACTTATTAGTTTCTCTTCAGGCATTTGCATTTCACTTTGCATAGCTATCGCAGGATAACCCGCAGCGTGTAAACACATAACATCTTTTAGAGAGGAAGTAATTATCAATCTTTTACCATTATTTGGTAGCTGTCTGTAACCTTGTATATCATTTTTATTAGTGTTACTTAGCCATTTGTTTTTTACTTCGTAAGGAGAGTAGATCTTGTACCGACTCTTAAATTGAAAAGCATAAGTTATTGAGGTGCAACTGAATCTATTGTTGTTTATCCAAAAGTGACTTATCGGTTCAACGGCAAACATAGTAAGAATTTTCTTACTGATCAAATATTTTGACCAAAAATTCGCATCTTCTCTAGTCCACTGTTTCCGACATTTTTGAATAATGACATCAGGCTTAACAAATCTTGGAGTTTTATTTTGTCTGTAGGCCATAACACCCATAGTAAATTTAACTGCAGAAGATTTTACTGAGCTTAGATTTAAATTAAAATCATTGTCGATAATTCTTAGCGCATCCATAAAAGTACATCCATATTTAAATTGAACATAATGAAAGCACCCAAATACATGCTCAGAATTTCCGAAATCTTTGTACAATAACTTACCATTAAAAGGAATAATAGATACAGTAGGATTGTTGTCTTCCCTTAAATCACTACTAAACTTTTTACCTATAGTTTTAAATCCAGGTATATAGTACATAAAAATGTCATACTCAGTAATTTTACCGAGTATGACATCTGTATGTAAGTGATCATCACTGTTTCTACTAGCAATTGCCATTAGAAAGGCGCTGCTTCAGTTTTTACACCGTTTGCTGGGCTTTCAGGCATAGTCCAATCTTCTTCTTCTTTAATAGTGTCAGGAGAAACTAGTCCTGCAGTAGAAACATGAGCTCCCCACTTAAGATCAGCATTGAAATCAGCATTGAATGAACCATAGTCATCATTAAGTGATTTAATAAACAAGTCATCACGTTGAGGTTTTACTCTACCAAAGTATTTAGTATATACTTGTTGGTATTTACTGTCTTTAACACCTATAAGAACTCTAACTTCATTACTTGCTAATTGAGTAGCTAAGCTTTTAACTTCAGCTACATTACCTTTAACAATTTCTCCTATAGTGTCAAAAGAAACTTCGTCTCCAGCTGCTACGTTAGCCCACGCTTTTACAAAATTGATAAGAGTTTCCTCACCAACATATGCTTTACGTTGTCCTTCTGGTTTCCACCAGTCATAACTTGGTGCATCTTCAGCCCATGTAGTTTGACCAATGTTGTTAATCCACTGAAATTTACCTGTCTGTGATGTTCTGTTAGTATGATTAGCTAGTATTTCTAGTCTAAAACTACCATCAGGGCATCCTAACCAAAATACAATTTTTTTGTATTCTTGATCGCTAAAAGCTACATCATAGCTAGGCTCTTGTTTAACATTTATGTCCATTGCGTGCAATTCTGCCATTGTTGGATTAACTGCTATTACTTTAACATTTGCTAGGCCTGAGAATGTTTTCATTCCGCCTACCATTTCTTCTGTACTTGCATTACTTTGTATTGCCATTTTCTTATTGGTTTTTAATTATTAATATTCAAATTCATCTGCTTGATCTCCATCATCAAAGGAGTCTCCAAATTCTTCAGCTTGCTGTTCTTTTACTATTTTTAAAGTGTCTTCAATAGTTTGTACAGGTATACTAATTTGCTTTGGATCTACTGCATCTTCAGTATCATCTACAAACTCAAAAGATAATCTCCTAACTTTTTTAGCTTTCTTACCTTTTAGTGTAGGATGCATAAACATCTGCTTAACTTCCCAAGATTCTAAATTATACTTGTCTTTGATACCATTACGATCAACTCCATTTTCTAGATCTGCTATAATCATAGTAGTTGTTATTTTTTCAGGTTTTGTTCCTGGTGTAGTACTAGGCTCTACAGCGCTTCGTGATTCAATCATTTTTTTACGTTTAATTAGTCTATAAATATTTTTGACCATTCTAAAGGCATGGTCTTGCCCTTTAAGTGTGCACATCTACTACCAGCTACAATGTCATCCAAAGAGTCAAAACTAACCATCGTTTCTTCTCCTTCTCTGTATATGTAACCAACTGCATCTGCATTTGCGCAGGTAATTTGCTTGATTTTACCAGTTAAGTCCAAGTCTTTAACAGCAACTTCTTTCCCTTTCTTTTCAAGCATCTTATCTTTTAGGTGTCCAACTAAGATAATGTGATCCGCTAGTTTACTCAATTTATCTATCCATTCTTTGTAGGCCATTCTTAAATATAAGTAGCCAGCGCCATTAGGCAATGATAGTACTGATGCACCAGGGTTCTTTTGATCAAAGTTTTTACCCATAGGAGTTTTCATATATATAGCTTTAGCATATGCTTCGCACATTTCTTCCAACTTAGAAATAGTGTCAATTGCTATGTATTTATATGGTCTTCCTTCCTTCATAATTGCTGTCCCTACAGCTTGGAGTTCTTTCAAATTATTAGCTTTAACTTTTAAAGCGTCAATCATGTCTGAACCATCTTCCAAATCTATAATTAAACAATCATCTAGTTCTGACAATATTGTAGTCTTACCTATTTTAGGTGGACCATATATTATCATGTTTTTAGGCGATTTACGGCTTGCCTTTACCTTCTCTTTTGGTAATTCCATTCTTTTCTAATTTATTTATATTATTGATTAATTTTTCATTACTCCTTTCAGAGGTAAAGCTTTTGCTTATCTGTGTAACTAGATACATACCACATACTAGACCTACAGCCCACGTTACTATTATTATCATGAGTTTATATCTTCAAAGGTTATACCAAATCTAGACATAATAACTTTTCTCTTTTTTATGAGGACAGATTTTTTAGGGGATGTACGAAACTCATCAAGTTTTAATCCGTCTACTTTAGGTGGGTCCTTTTCTAATTGTTTTAATGTGTATGTAATATTCTTACAAATTTCCAAAGCTTTAGCATTTGGGGGTTTTTCCATATTTAATTTTTTTTAGTTTATAAATCTCTTTCGTTAATTGTAAATGTTGACATTTCAGCTTCAAATGAAATCATACCTAGTAAGCCATCACGGTTCTTTTCCATGTGAACAGCTAATAAACCTACCGGATCTTCATTGCAATATAAATCTGTAATACCATACAAATCATGAGGTCGTTGCAGCATCATAACTACATGTGCATCTTGACCTATACTATCACCACCAAATAAATCTGTTAGTAGTGGTTGATACTGTGCCTTAGCACGGTGTTCTTGTTCTATGTTCCTATTAAGCTGTGATAATAAAATGTTAATAGATCCCATTTTAGATTGTAGCCACATACATCCTTTAGATACATCATTAAGTTTTTGTAATTCCATCTCTCTATTACTCAATATGAGTCTAGAGTGGTCAAACACGTTAATAATAGTATAATCAGGTTTCTTGTTAGTTACCTCGATATTAGTTTCTTTAATAAATTCCATGTTTCTAGGAATATTATTGAAATATATAGGGTACTTACCATAAGCTTGAACAGACTTCTTAAACTCTTCAAACTCTGATTGTGCTAGCTTCTTTTCTACAGACAGTAGCTCACTAACTTGCTTACCTGAACCTTTTGAGCCTGCACGTAGTATCTGTTGATACCCGGGCATCTCGAAGCTCCAGTATAAAACTATTAGTTTTTTCTCTGTATTGTTATCCAGTAGATCAAAGATTAATTGATTACTAAAAGCAGATTTACCTACACCTGGACGACCTGCAATTACATACATTTTGCCTGGTTGTAAACCTCCTAATAAATTTTTGTTTAATCTTTTCCATCTTGTAGGGAATACTGTCCTCCTACCTTGCATACCTTGTACAACATGATTTAATGATGTAGTTATTGCTGTTCCTATGCTTTTAAATCCTCTATCTTTAAAGAGATCTTGTGATTCTTGGCCTTGTGTCTTCTTTTGTGTCATTTTCGTCTAAGTTTTCATACTTTTCCCAAGTATAGTTATTAATCCATGTCTCTAAATTCTGTAGAAACCCTAAGTTATCTCGTTCAATTTTAAGCTGTATGTCCAAACATCTCATAATATGTTTGTGTTTATATGGCTTATCGTTGACAATTTTTTTATACTTATCTCTACATTTATCGTTTGCTTTTGCATCTGGATCCTTAGCGTGTAATATTCTAACACCTCTGCCAGGAGAGTTGACTTTCATAGGATAATTACTGATAAGCTCGGCAAACATTTGCTCAAAATCTGATACAAACAAGTCAATAAATTCTTGTCTAATTGTATGATTCTCAGGCAGTTCACCGAGCTTAACGTAACCATCTTCTTGCAATCTGTCTACATTTGGTTTTAGATTGAGTTGAGTCAAATAATTAAATCCTTTTCTATATATAATATAAAGATACAGAAAATCATCAGCGCTCATTTTTGTACTTTTAAGCACTTCAAAGTCTATCTCTACTCTCATAATATAAAAGAATGTTTTACAGTCGAACAGAACGTGTATGCAAATATAATAATTTTTTTCATATGTATTGTTATTTATTTAATTAATTACTATAGCCATTTTACATTATTTAAAGTTTTTACAGAGTTCTTTAACCACTTCTCTTCTTGACTTTCTTTTACATATAAAATAACTACTTTACCTATCTTGCCTTCTTCGAACCTAATTAGCCTACCTACACGCTGTATCATAGATAATGATTTACTTGTGATACCACAAATAATACCTAGATTAGCATTTGGTATGTCTAAACCTTGATTCAAGGCTTTTGTTGAACATAAAATATTTGTCTCATCATTTTTAAATGAAGACAATGCTTCGTCTCTTGTTTTCTTCTTTATACCACTATGATAAGATACAGCCAACGGTGTTACGCTTTCGCATAGTTGGTCTGTAAAATCATTAGCACCACTAAATACCAGTACTTTTTTATTTGGATGTGTTTGTATAAGGTGTTGAAACTTAGCTATCTTATTGTGCGCAAAGTCTACAATTGCTTTACGTTCTCGTATTGCTTTATAAAATTGTGCAGCTACAGATTTATCATCAGAGCTTGCATTTTTATTAGCCATGATTGATCTAGCTTGATTAAATGCATCATATTGACCTAGTGCATACTTACATCTTACAAAATTGTTGTTAATAATTTTATAATCTGCACGCTCTTGTGGTGTAAGCTCTACAGGCATACAAAAAATCTGATACGGTGACACAATGTTTAAAGCTACACATTCATCTAAAGATATAGTATACACAGTAGGTGCTATTTTAGATAGCAACTCTCTATATTCCTCTTCTTCTGGTAATGTAGCAGTCATACATAGTATCTTATCTGAGCTGTTGTTCTCAAAAAACTTACGATATTCTGGAGATAAACCCAGATGTACCTCATCACATACTACTAGATCATACTTTTGATTGCGCAATTTATATGCACTTTGATAACAGATTATATCCACAGAGTCTAAGCAATTGCTTAAACCCCACTTTTTAAACTCATCAGCAAATTGATCTTGCAATTGTGTGGTAGGTACTAGGATGCATACTTTACCATTATCAGTGTTGTTAATAGTATGAGAGCATGCAAGTATTGCACATCTAGATTTACCAAACCCAGTACCGGCAATAATGCTACCTCTATAGCCAAAAGAAGCCCAATTATTAAGAGCTTTCTTTTGTTCTTTTGTTTTATTTTCATTACTTATCATTTGTGTTATTATTTGTTCCATTTTTTTTATTCTTTTCTTTTAATTGTTTTGTATAAAATCTACTAAGTGCGTCAACTCTATGGTTTTTATTGTTAAAATACTGTTCTACCCAAGGGTGTATAGGCTCTGTCTTTCCACTATACTTAAAAAAGTTATCAAACTCTATAAAGTTTGCTTTTGCCCACTCTTTACACTCTCGCTCCCAAAGGAGTTCTCTTACTAAATGTTCTTTAGCTTTTGCTAGTTCGTCTTCGTTCATGTCTTATCGTTACTAACTTGGTTAAAATGTATAGAAGCTCTTTGCCTCTCATCATTGTGTATTTTTGCATTGTCTTCAGCTGCTGCTATTGAGCCACTAAAGAATCCAAAGCCATACATTACTATTACTAGTACTATTACTATTGCTATTTCCATTTGTCTATTTATTTATTAATTAATATTAGTAAGGCCAGGAGAATTACTTCTCCCAGCATTTACTTACCGTTACTTCTGCCTTGAGTAGGCCATTAGTTACTACCTCATTTGCTGCCTCTTCCATAAGCTGTTTCATAATGATTGTCCAATTTTTAACTTGATCATTCTTACATATAGTATCTATCTGATCATGTACAGTCATTACTAACTTAACTGGAAAACTGTGAGTATTAATATAATCTCGCATTAGTATCATTGCTTTCTTAGTCATGTCTGCACTAGCACCTTGTATAGGTGTGTTTTTACTAGCACGTTCAATACTACCAAGCTCCATCGTTGAGGATTTGTTGTCCCATATACGTGGATACCAATTACTAAACCATCTCTTCCTGTTGTAAGGAGGGAATGTTTTAATATAACCATATTTTTTACCAAAGTTACCTAGCTTTTCCAGAAACCCTTGGATTGCAGGAAACGCTTTAAAGTAGCTTTCAATGAGCTGCTTAGCACTGTCAATATTAATATTAAGAGTGTCAGAGAGCTTATTAGGACCCATACCATAAGCGAGCCCAAAATTAATTGTTTTAACATTAGTTCTAAGTTTTTTATGTTGTTTACAGTTACATTTTTGTTTCTTGCTTCTATATAAACACCCATCTTCAGCTGCATCCCACCATTTCTCACCATATACTAGTTCAGCGCACTTGGAGTGTAAATCCTCGTCATTCATCAACGCATTTATCCAAACTGGATCTTTGCTACCATAAGCTATGACATTTAACTCTTGTGATGAATAATCTGCACTTACAAAACTCCAACCGTCTGGAGCAGTAAAGCAATTTCTAAACTTATTAGATGCAGGTATTTGCTGCATATTAGGCTTAGAAGAGCTGACACGCCCTGTGTCTAGTATTTGGTGGAAATTGGTATGGATTTTGTTATCGGATTTTAGATTCTTAAGAAACGCGTCACCATACGATGTGCATAGTTTCATAGCTTCTTTGTATTGTACATATATATTAATAAGCTCATACTTATATCTATATTTATACATCTCTTTACCGTTAACATTATCAAGTTCAGGTATAAATGTCTGTAATACTTCTAACACCTGTTTAGGTGATGTCCATTTTACAGTTACCTTCCTTATCTTATCAATAGGTGTAAACATATCTGCTTGTATATACTTGGATACAAACTTTGATAAGCTATTGTCTTCAATTACAACTCGATCTAGATTTATTAAATGTTGATCAGCTGTACGTGTATTAGCTTTCTCTAATAGTTTCCAATTTTCAGAATCTAAATTCAAACCATTGTACTCAATGTCTGCAAATGATAATACAGCTTCGTTTTCTAGATCTACAACTGCCTTAAGCTTGTGTTGATCTACAAGTGGCAATTGCTTATCCATAACTCCAAGCAAATACAATACATCTTTAGCACCATAAACTATTTGATCATCCTTATAAGGTTGACCTGTTAGTCCTATAAATTGGTTTCTTACATCTTTCTTTAGTTCTATATTTAAATATCTTTTACATACATCTTTAAGACCATAACCATAGTTAATCTTACCGCAATGAAGTACACGTTCAGTAAGAAAGGTGTCATAAATACCTTCACAGGTAATATCACTCCATTTCTTAATGAACTTGTAATCAAACTTAGCATTATGGAATACTTTAGTTATGGTTTTGTCTTCTAGTATGTGTCTTAAAGGCTCGATACTTACAACTCTTGTGTCAATTACAAATTGAGTGTGTTCATCACCAATTTGAAACATGATCATTTTCTTGCAAGTAAAATCAAACCCTTCAGTCTCAGTGTCTACACCTAATCTAGGTTTATCACTGCAATAACTTACCACATCCTCTATCTTGGCTCTTTGATAGTGTGGTGAGTCTATACTTGTACTTGAGCTATCGATTAAGTATATATTAGTAGTACTCATATCTCTCTGCTTGAGCAATTAAATGATTGTCGTAATCTTCTTGTAGAAACTTATCTACATACTCGCATACAAAGTGTGCATAATTTACTTCCAATGTCGTACCAGCCCAGACAAATCTCTTTTGATTACCTGCCGTTGCTGCTTTAGTCATTAGTTTAAATGATGCATAGGAGCCATCTTCTACCATTTGGTAGATGAATTTCATGTGTCCCATATTATTTATTTTGGTTAATATTATATTCTTTTGCGGATCTATAGTACTGTATCCATAAAGAATCTGTTTTATATTTATACTCTGTGTATAAAATATCTATCTCATGTTGTATTTCAGCTCGTCGTTGCAATTCGTTGTCACTTAATTTAGTCAAAGAACCACAAGATGATAAAGCAAATAGTAATGAGATAAGCAAATATAAGCCTATTATATAACCTATTTTGTTTAATATCCTATCAAATGACCAAGGATTGTCCTTTGGTACATGATAGTTCTTCTTGTCTTTCATATTTATTTATTTTAGTTAAAGATTTTGTTTAAATGAGCAGCTATCGCTGCACCGCCGCGGCATAATTGTTAGAGGCAAATAACATAGTATAAGTACAATAACATAGGTGTCTACGGCCTATGCTATTGTACTTTTGTTACTATGCAACTATTATGAAGAGTTTACATTAAGCTGTCTAGTTCTGTAACAGCTGTTTGTTTTACTTGTGTAGCATTTACAGCAGCTACTACATCTGCTTCTAGAGTTGTGTGTTCTATATCAGTATCTGATAGTACTACAGTTGTATTACTAAAAATATGAGCACCTAGATGTGTAATATAGTCTCCATTTTTACCTTTACGTTTAGCTGCAGTTTCTACATTGTCATTTTGCCAGTCTGTACCTTCGATAGTTTCTTCTATCTTTAGTCTACATCTAACATCTTGCATAGTAGGATTTAGAATGTTTAACTCCATCATTTCTCCTTTGTCTGACATGTACCATTCTGATGTTGGTCCAAAGTCAACGTTGAAGAAATCTGTTGCATCTGATGGTTCTGCAGTAACCCAAGCACGTCTTGCTTTGCTACTGAATGCATCATCTGATTTGTTTAATAAACTTAATACATTTTGATTAGTTTGATTGTTTACAATTTCTGCAAATTCTAAATGTATCTTGTCATTCTTTACTTTACGAGCATTAACTAGTAATGTGTCGCCATACTTTAGTGATTCTAATGAACCACTGTTGATTTGATTTGTTTCCATGTTTAATTGATTTTTATGGATTAATAAAATGTGTTAGTAAAGCAGTTTAAATACATGCTTAGGTAGTTTATAACTAGTAATTGTCTAAATCTTCTATTTTACCAATTGGTTTTACAGATTTGGTATCTAGTTCTTCGTCTATTAGTGAGATTTCAATGTCAATACTTTTACAAAGATCATCTGTTTCTGTTTTAATAGCTTGTCTTTCATCATAAGATAACAAGTCATTTGAACCTATTGATCTTTCTAATGCATTTAGTAATGTTTTACTTAATGAGTTAGACCTATTTAGTTTCTTTTCCATAGATAGTATTGCTATTTCTCTATCTTTTAATACTTTCTTTACTTTTGTAAATGTTTCCATAATTGTGTTTGTTTTTGTTTAGTTAATGTTTAGTTTAGTTAATGTTTAGTTAATAATAACAGGTCAGCAGCGGTTTATTTGATGTCACATTCCCCTTTGGGGCATCACTACTGTTCGACACTAGTTCTAGAAGGTTATCACTAACCACTAGGCTTATTGTTAAACCTGTTATTAAGTTGTTTAATAATAAGATGAAGAACCCTTTGTATCCCATGTTGTTGTACATTCTGGAAGATCTTACGAGTTTCTCAATACAATTCAAGGAGATTGTTTTAATACTCAGTTGGTTCTTATCTTATTATGTGAGTTAGTTATCTATTCCATAATGATTTGTCTAATTCTGCTCTAGCCATATCCATTTGTAATGTTGATAGATTTTGTTTTAGTTTATTGACTTGTTGTTCTAATGTAGTGATGAAGTCAAGATGATGTTCACGTTCTTCTTTGATTGTCTCTTCTAAGTCAAGGTTAGTTGATGTTAGTGAATCAATACGTTGTGTTAGAGTAGTTATCTCTAAGTTTTGATGCATTACTCTTTGTCTAAGGTATTTCTCTTGTGTTGTACTCATGATAGTTTAATGTTTAAGTTAGGATTAGTTAATACTTTAATTGATTTGTTAATGTCTTTAAGTCTAGTTTCTAGTTGATCATATGATTCATTGTAATCATTGTCTTTTAATAGATGTTCAACAATTAGTTTACATTCTAATAATGTATCTAATATAAATGTGTTGTGTTTAGTCATAGTGTTATATAGTTATATGTTAGTAATATGGTTGATGGTGTGATAGTGTGATAAATGTGCGTGTGTGACCTGGTAGCCACAACTACACAGTAATAGTTATTATACTCTGTAATAAAAATTAAACTCTCTATTGAAGAGAGTTTAATTGTTCAAGTTGATCCTCGTAAGAGGATATAAACTTGTCTAACGTTTGATATGTATCTATATCAATCGTTTGTGTTAATGTTGGATAACCTTTAGAGTTCTCGAACATAGAAATCAATTCATTCTTTTTGAATTGATTAAATCCTATTGATACTATAGGTATCATTGGATTGTTATTAAGTTTACTTGTAAACTTTGTGACAAACATTCCATCTTTTTGGGAATGTTTAACACAACTAACCACGATTAGTGGTTGGTTGTAGAAGATAGAGTAATCTATCTTGTTTGAAGTCTTTGACTTCCTAACTTTTGTTGTAGACATAAGTTTGTTTTAAATTTATAATTTAATTAATAGGGGAGTGTTCGAACCCTAAGAATTGGGTGGGGTGCTGTACCAGGGAGGTTCCCACACTCAGAAATACTAGGGATAAAAAAATTTTACCCAATTTTATTTCGTCATGTTAATTATTTTGTTTTATCTTTGCAGCGTAATATTATTCATCCCTCGGTAACCAAAAAAGGGATTAGACATCGGATTGTAGTCCTAAATAGGGATAGAGTTTTCTCCGGTAATTACAAAAGAGTTAAAGTATAAACTCTAGTTAGGATAGAATGCACACAGGTACGTGCGGTGAATTAACACCAGTCTTATTATCCTTGGGTCCAATATGGAGCACTGCTAGAGTGAAATCACAACTTGAAAAAGATTCCCAAGGGGGAGAGCTATATCCTATTCACAAATAAAATAAAAAGTATAAAAATATTTGGTATTGTAAAAGAATAATTTATATCTTTGCATAAAATATATAGAATATGAAATTCAAACCAAACGGATCATGGGTTGTCCTTCCAGACCCAACTATTTCTGAAACAGAATCAGGAATTATACTAGATGAAGCAACATCAATTCAAAATGCTAAACGTAAAAACATTTTAGAGGTACTAGCAGTAGGACCGCAATGCGCATTTACTAAAATAGGGGATACTGTTATGGTAGATCCTAGAACAGAAGCTGTAAAATGCAGAGTAGATAACCAGGATATGCTATTAGTAGGAGAACATCAACTATTAGGTAAGTGGTAATTAAGAATTTTCAAGGTTCTGTGTCAATAAAACTGCAGGATTATCATGCTTTAATAGACTATGCAATAGTTTTTAAAGAAAAGGAAGAAAAATTTCTTCTTGCTGCAAAAGAACTGCAAGTGTTTTTATCTTATCTATCTGCTCGTGCAGATATAGAAAAATATGTAGATGAATTCAATAGGCAATCTAAAACATCAAAGATAGTATTTGATGGAACTACTGCTAAAATAGAAATGAAAGATGATTAAAAAATTACTAAGAAAATTTAAAGTGTTACACTATTTTGGGTGTCACAATAAAGATTGTAAAAGAAGAATATTTACAAAAAATAATAAATACTTATGTTTAAGAACTGGCAATGAAATATAAATGCAAAGATTGTGGAGCAACAAGAGAGTTACAAAAATCTACTATGCTCGTTAAAGATGGAAAGGTAGTAACTAAAGAAGCAGAATGCACATGCAAAGAAGGTGTATATATGGAGCAAATAATGACAAAAGAGTATGAAGGCATGCCAGGATTAATCAGAACAGACCCAACATTAACTAAAAAATAATATGGCAACATTAAGAGCACAACTTAGGAAAGATAAAACAGTCAGAGGTAGAAGGTGGACTATAAGACAAAATGGAGAAGGATTATTAACAGAAGTTAAAATGATATTCAAGCCTGATGAATACACAAAGTTTAAATCCGCTAGACCAATGTACGGAGATAAAGACTTACTAAAAATACTAGAAGATAATTATGAAAAAAAGAAGAATAACAGTTAATATTAACAGCACAATAAAATATATCCAATTATGGAACGGTATATTTAATTTAACATCAAAAGAAATAGAAATATTGTCTCATTTTATAGAAGTAAACGCTTTTAAACAAGAAGAAAATGTTTGCTCTGTTAGTAATAAAAAAGATGTAGCTGCTATAATAGGACTTAACGATTATAATACTTTAAATAATTATATAAAAAGATTTAAAGATAAACAAGTAATGATAAAAAAGAAAAGTGGATATGTAGTTAATCCATTTTTAGATATGGAGACAACTAACGTAGAAGTAATAATTAAACATGAACATAAACAGAATATTTAATCATTTAGTAATTAGTATGTACACTATAGATATATATGACATATTAATTATACAAGATTCAGAAGGAAAATTAGTAACTATAAGGGTAGAAGAATATGAAGATCCTGCTGACCCATTACCCCTAGACTCATAAACACATGACAGATAATAACGAAGAAATACCAGAACAAAAATTACCATCTATATTTAGCATGATAAAAAGCTTTGCTAAAGATGTTACAAAATACATAAAAGAAGGAGCACCTAATACTACTATAGAAGAATATGCTAATAGATTAGATATATGTAGAACATGTCCTTCTTATATAAAATCTTCAGCAAGATGCGGAAGTTGCGGATGTTTATTAGAACATAAAGCAAGATGGACTACAGCAGATTGTCCAGAACATAAATGGCCAAAGCTAAAAGAGCTTGATGCAAGAGAGTTGAATAATAGAAAGAATGAAGGATAAAGATTATTATGTATATTATCTTGCCAATAAATATAATTTGCCGTTATCTAAAGTTGAACAAATTATTAACTTTCAATTTAAGTTTGTGGAAAAAGTAATGAAAGAAGGCAAGTTTGAAGGAGTACGTTTACCGTATTTTGGAAAATTTCATGTAAATAAAAATAGATTAAAACATATTAAAAGATTATCTAAAGATGAGTAAATCTGATGACACATTTATAGATATAATAACAATACCATGCAAATATATATGGTATGATTCTAGAAGTTATGATGTATCCTTTAGAAAAACTTTGCAAGAGCTTGAAGTAATAGAAAATTATCCTTGGATGAGATTATACAATGATATTTTAAACAATGGACTGCAAAAAACACCTAAAGTAATAATAGAAAGATGTTGCTCAGAAACTCTTCCAAAATTATCTTCAGAATATAAGTATCACGCTAGTGATGGAAATCATAGGCTAAGAATACTAGAAGAAATTAACGGTTCAAATGGAGTAATAGAAGTAGAACTTCACTTACCGTGTGTAGCAGAAAATAAACCTAGCTACACATACAAACCATTAGATATAGAAAAAAGATTAAAAGAAATGAAAAGTAAAATATATGAGGGATGATTTAATACAAATAGTAGACAATAAAGGTATTGCAAGTCCATATGCTTTATCTATAAAAGAATTTAAAGATTTAAAAATAAATGAACTTGCATTTGTTTACTTTACAGTAGATCATAGATCTCCTTTTTCTGTATATGAATGGGACCAACGTATTATTGAAGTAAAAAACAGTATATTTGGCGAAGAAAAAAAATGGTCTGCATCACCTAAAGTGCTAGCAGCCTGTAAGAAATATGATAAATTAATAGAAACCTCAGCAGTAAGATTACTACAAGCTGCAAAGACTTCTATAGTAAAATTAGAAAAGTATTTTAGAGATATAGATTTACATTTAATGGATGATAATGGTAAGCCTATATTTCACGCAAAAGATTTAATAGCTAATTTATCAAAGATGGGACAAGTAGTAGATGGACTAACAAGATTAGAAGAAATAGTGAAAAAACAAGAACAAGCAGCAAACTCAAACCGAGGAGGAATTGAAGTAAATAAATATAGTATGTAATGGACTTTTTAGAAGATTTAGAAATGTATGAACAATCAATGCAAAATGCATATGATTTAATAACTAGAAAACAAACACTAGACGACGTCTATGATGAATTTGAAGAGAATGGAGTTAGTAAATATTACCTTCCATTTGATCCTATTGAAGAAGATGGGAGAACAGAAGATATAATAGACATGATAATAGAATATTACACAAGCACAGAAGAATATGAAAAATGTGCTGAACTAGTAAAGATTAAAAACGAATGCTTAGAGACACAGACAGAGTCAGGCCCGCAGCATTAAACTTTCTTAGTAAAGGTAGATTCACTGACGCACTTCCAGGAACAAAAGATTATTATGATCATTGGGATAATGAGCGTAAAAGATGTATGTATGGATACACTATAGATGAATTACATGTAACTGGATTTCATTACTTTTATTTAAACTATTGTCCTATTGACAGAGCTATTGACGAGGAACTCCCTGATGGTACTATACAATCTAGACGTGAACGTAGTTTCCCAAGTTTTTATGATGGAGACTATGAATACTTCCATGAAATAGATAAAGCTAGAGCAGATAATAAACATATGATTGTTTTAAAGGCAAGAAGAAAAGGATACTCATATAAAGCAGGTTCTATGCTTGCACGTAATTACTTTTTTGTAAAGAATAGTAAAAACTTTGTGTTTGCAGCATCTAAAGAATTTTTAATTGGAGATGGATTACTATCTAAAGCTTGGGAGTTCTTATCTTTTATAGATGATCATACTGCATGGGCTCAACCTAGGTTAAGAGATAGAGAGATGCATAAAATGTCTGGATACAAGAAAAAAGTAAACGGACTAGAAATAGAAATGGGGACAAAGTCCCAAATAATGGGGGTCTCACTAAAAGACAACCCAGATAAAGTGAGGGGAAAGGCGGGTGAATTAGTTTTCTTTGAGGAAGCTGGTTCATTCCCTGGACTCCTTAAGGCATGGGAGGTAACAATGCCAACAATGAGACAAGGTAGTAAAACTTTAGGGTTAATGGTAGCATTTGGTACAGGTGGTACAGAAGGATCTGACTTTGAAGCAATGGAAGAAATATTTTATAACCCAGCTGCATATGATTGTATGGACTACGAAAATGTATGGGATTCAGGAGCTGTTGGAACAAAGTGTGGTTATTTTATTCCAATACAAACAAACCTTGATGGATTTATAGATGATGAAGGTAATTCTATAGCCCAAAAGGCTATAGAATATGAAGAAAGTATGAGGGATAAAAAGAAAGGAGCTGCTGACGCTAAATCACTAGATCAATATATAGCTGAGCATCCATTCTCTCCACAAGAAGCTACATTACAAGTAACGTCTAATTTATTTGATGTAGTATCTTTACAAGAACAATATAATAAAGTAAAAGCATCAAATCTTCAAGCAATAGGTACAATAGGTAGATTATATCATGACTCTAAAGCTACTGTTAAATTTAAACCTGATGGAGATCTACGACAAGTTGTAAAATTTCCACACAGAAAAGATGATGACACAACAGGAGCAATAGTTATATATGAATCTCCATATAAAAATAAAGAGAATCAAGTACCAATAAATATGTATATAATTTGTCATGATCCCTATGGACAAAATCAATCTGCAGACTCTAGTTCATTAGGAGCAGCATATGTAATAAAACGTGTAAATAATATATCTCAACCTGATGATATTATAGTAGCTTCTTATGTAGGTAGGCCAAAAACACAAGATGATTATAATAGAAATTTATTTTTACTAGCAGATTACTATGGGTGTAAAATAGGTTTTGAGAATGATCGAGGAGAAGTAATAGCATTTGCAAAAAGATATAGAAAGTTAAATAAACTGCAGGAAGAATTTGAAATGCTAGATAAGAGAGAGTTAAGAAGTAAGACTGTAAAACGTCAATATGGTATGCATATGACTGAGGCAAGAAAGCGTCAAGGAGAGATATACATACGAGATTGGTTAAATACTGTTAGAAGAACAGAGGAAAATGGAGATAAATTGTTAAATTTGCATAAAATATATGATCCTGGGTTATTAATGGAGCTCATTAAATTTAATCATTCAGGAAATTTTGATCGTGTTATGGCATTTATGATAGGCATGTACCATACTCGAGAGTTATATAATGCAGAAATTAAAGATGTACTAAGTGATAGATCAGCTGACAAATGGTTTGATCAGAACTATTACTAGTGATATATTAATAAACACGCGGGTAATATTTACCTGTGGAGTAAAAAGGAAGGTAAATTTAAGTAAATTTGTAAATTATGGGCTACGATAAAATACCTAGGCAAAAATTGCCTATTTCAAAAAAAACTAAAGCTTGGAAAGAATCTTGTGTGGAAGCATACATTGATCTTTCTGATCAAGGGACTGGCTATGCATCGCATAAAGACAGTCTCAAAAGATTATACGACTACTACAATGGAAAAATTGATGAGGTAGATTATAAAAACGTATTAAAACCTTACGGTAAAACACGTAGTAATTTCCCTTCTCAAATGCGTAACTACCCTATTATCAAGCCTATAATTGATTTACTCTTGGGTGAAAAATCAAAAAGACCTCTCAATTTTTCCGTAGTCGTTAAAAATGCTGACTCTGTTTCTATAAAAGAAGAACAAAAGAAAGAAGCTATTTATAAAACTTTAGAACAAATGTTTGTAAATAAGTTAAATGAAAAAGGAGTTGAAACAGGATTAGACACACAAGATGTACAATTACCAGATCATGTAGCACAGCAATTTGATTCAAGTTATGTAGATAACAGAGCTATAAAAGGACAGTCTGCTATGAATTATATATTAGCAGAACAAGAAGTAGAAAGTAAACTTAATAAAGCTTGGTTTCATTTTTTAGTATCTGGAGAATCTTACACACAAAGAGGAGTACGTAATAGTGAGCCTTTTTATGAAGTTCTTAATCCTATAGATGTAGATTATGATTTAGATCCAGATTTAGAATTTGTAGAAGATGGAGACTGGGCATTAGTAAGAAAATATGTACATGCCTCAACAATTATAGATCATTATTATGATGATTTAACAGAAGAGCAAGTATTAGAATTAGAAGAACCAAGACATCAAGAAGCAGCTTCATATTTAATGCATGCAGCGTCAACAGGTAAAGATCCAAACGCATATAGAAATAGATTATTAGAAGTAATAAATGTATACTGGAAATCTAGAAAACGTTTAGGATTTATTACATATTTTGATGAACAAACAGGTGCAGTAGAACAAATGCAGGTTGAAGATGGATTTAGATTAACTCCAGAGTTAAAAGACATGGATGCTAAGTTAGAATGGTTTTGGGTTAATGA